TTTATGAAAAATGGTCTGATATTACACCGCTGGCAGAATTGGATAGTGAAGATGGGGAAATTGCTAATAATGACGACCCTAAATTGACATTAATCAAATACTTAATTAAACGTTATGCTGGCATTTCTACCGTTACCAATACTTTACTAAAAGATACCGCCGAAAATATTATGGCATGGTTATCTCAATGGATTTCAAAGAAAGTTGTTGTCACTCGAAATACTAAAATTATAGATACGATTGATGGTATCAAGGCAGGGCAAAAGAAAGATGTTACTGATGTTGACGGAGTCAAAGATATTGTCAACGTTCAATTAGATCCAGCAATCGCTTCAACTGCAATGTTTATCACCAATCAAAATGGGTACAATGTTTTAGACAAAGTCAAGGCTTCTGACGGATCTTACTTGTTGCAAAAAGATGTAACTTCTGCCACAGGTTATACATTCTTAGGTAAACCTATAAAAAAAATTGCGAATCGCTTTATGCCAAACAAAGGCACACAAACTACACCGAAATTCCCACTTTACATTGGCGATTTAAAGCAAGCTGTAACTTTGTATGATCGTGAACAAATGTCATTATTGACAACCAACATTGGTGGAGGAGCATTTGAAACAGATACGACTAAAGTACGTGTAATTGATCGTTTTGACGTACAATTGATTGATGATGAAGCGATTATTCTGGCGACATTTACAACGATTGCCAATCAGTCCGATGGGGAATAGGAGCGTGAAGCTCTATGATTTTAGACCCAAATAAAGACCTAGAGGAAATCAAAACCGCTTTGAAAATAGACGATGATGATGATGTAGAGGCAAAAAGAGCAAGTTTAGCAGCGGTATCTTATGTAAAGGGGGCTATCGGGAACGACAAACCCTCTTTTTATACGCAAAAGGATACCGAATTGCTAAACTTGGCAATTATTATGCTTGCTGACCATTATTACAAAGCTCGTTCTGCAACAATCGAATCCAATACGATGTCTGGTACGTTACGCGAATATGATTTAGGTTTTACAAGCATAATATTACAACTAAAAGGAAAGTATCTGCTTTTCAAAGAAGAAGGTGTCTCAGATGGCGCTTAGTAGAACTGGAAAATTAACCAAAAGAATGATTTTTAAGAAGCAAAATGGGTATAAAAAAGGCGTTAATGGTATTAAAGAGCCTAACTATGAAGAAGTAATAAAACCATGGTTTGCTTATAAACAAAAATTTCTTAATGAAATCAAAAGCGAAAGTACAGTTTATAAAAATACATTAAATATCATTATTCGTCAAAGGCAAAAAGAAATAGTTACACCAGATTGGATTGCTGAAATTGATGGAAATGAATATCAAATTATTGAAATTAATCCAGATGTTGAAAATGATGATTTCATGTTAATTGTATTGAAGGCGGTGCATTAATGTCGGTAAACATTAATTGGGGAGAATTGGAAAAAAATGTTGTAAAAACAATTGCAGATGTAGATGGAAAAATTAGGAGAAATGCTGGAAAATCTGCTGGTCAAAAATTGGCTAAACGTTTAGAAGATAATACACCAGTAGATAGTCATGGTTTGGAAATAGCAACGACGGTGGGACCTGTTGAAGAAAACGGCGATGTATTAGTTGGTTATGGGAAAACCGCATATTGGAGAGCTCATTTTGTTAATATGGGAACTGAATTTCAATCAGGTCAACATTTTGTAGAAAAAACCGTTGAAACTGAATCAGAAGAAATTATGAATGAGTATATGGAACAAATAAAAAGGGGGTTAGGATTATGACTCCTGTTGCAGAAGTTTGCTCAGAATGTTTACCGAAAATCTTTCCTGAAATCAATGAAGATTTATTTTTTCCGTATAAAATTCCAGTAGACTTTTTAAGTTTCAGCAAACTACCATTTTTTAAAGTCGAAAATGTAAATGAATCAAATTCATCTTTTGGATCGGACAAATATAATTCAAGAAACTATCGCCTTCAAGTGATGGTTTTTATTAATCCGTTAATTACTGATATCGAACAGATGAATGACAAAATTGATAGAGGACTTGAAAAATATGGATATGTTCAGGTGTATGGTGAAGACAGACCCCATTCAGAAAATGAAAATATCCACATTTTAATAAGGCAATACACACATACTAGGAGGAAATAAAATGACAGCAGTAGGATTTACAAAAGCTACAATTACCGTATTTGATGAAGAATTGAAACCAGTTGCTGGGAAACAATATGTAATTAAAGGAGAAACAGATAAAGGTGTTACGAAAACATTCGAAATTTCTAATTTGACTCCCGAAGCATTAAAAATTTATGGATCAGATATTCCGTATCAAATTTTACAACAAGGTGTGGGAGATGTTTTAGCAACTTTCACAGCATTGGATTTACCTTTCGATACAGAAAACATTATTTTAGGTCGCGGAAAAAAAGAAGGAGCTGATGGTTATTACAATGCTGGTGAAGATACCAACCCGCCGTTTTGCTCAATAGTTTTTGAATCGCATGCGATGAATAATGATGTTTTAGGGTTTGCATTGTTTGCAGGTAAATTTGGATTAAATGCTGTTTCAGGTAAGACAAAAGAAGGAAACAATACGGAACCTGATGCAGATTCATATTCTTTTGCACCAATTTCGAAAAAAATTGATGATAAGAACAAAGTTGTAGGTTTTGCCCGTGGAGATGGAATGCTTGCGAAAATGATGGCAGATGCAACTGGTACAACTGAAGCTGGTACAACTGAAGGTAATGGATAAGAAGAAAAATAGCATTGAGAGACTAGCGTACTGCTAGTCTTTTTTAATTTGTTTGGAGGGAAATTTAATGTCAAAAGTAGAAAAAGAAATTCGTTTAGATTTGCTTGTAAATGGAACAGTGAAAACATTTACACAAAGTCATGTACCATACTCAAAATCTTTAGATTATACAGATGGGGAAGCAGAACTTTTCAAAGAGGGAAAAGATGGCAAGATAATTCAACCATCAGAAAGGTCATTGGCTGAGTATAGAGCAAAATTTGTTGCAGATTTATTTGATGACAAGGATTTAACTGTTGAAGTTCTACTTGAAGGTATGGATGCAATAGAAAAAGACACGATTATGGATATTATTTTGTATCGTGTTTTAGGATATGAAAAACCTCAGGAAGAGGTAATTGTTGACCCAAAAGAAAAAAAATAACACCACATGAACATCACGAACTTCAAATAAATTTTGTCAGATCGATTTTAACTATTCATCCTAATTGGACTATCAGTGATGTTTTGAACACCGACGTTAAACTTCTGTATGAAATAGTTTTCGCGAATGAAAAACCCAAAAGAAAGAAAGTTGTTTCAATGGAAGACTGGTTTAAAGAAATTGGGAAGGGGGGTTAAAAATTGGTACAAAATGGAAAACCATTAGGTCAAATGGTAATTGAACTTGGTTTAGAAACAACAGCGTTTTCCAGTAGTTTAACTGGTGCAACAAGAGCTACAAAGACCGCTGTTAAAGAAATGGCATCAGGTTTTAAGATTTGGGATAATGCTGGTAATAAAATGCAAGCATTATCAACTAAACATCAAGGGCTTACCAAAGTTATTAATGCACAAAAAAATGAATTAGGATATTTAAAAACTGCTTATGAAAAAACTTTAGATGCAGAAGGAAATGCAACATCAACGACAGCTAAAGCAGCTCAAAAATATAATCAAGCTTTAACCTCCCTATCTGGCTATGAAGCAGAGCTAAGTAGAACGAGTGGCCAAATGGCTAGGCTACAAGTTGAAACTCAAGGTGTTACTGGTTGGATGAATAAGCATGCTGACGCTTATGTTAAATCCGGTGAAAGAATTGCGCAGGTTGGCAGTACTATTTCGAAAGCTGGTCAAATTTTAACTGTTGGCTTAACTGCACCAATTGTAGCAGGCGTGACTGCTGTAACAACTGCTGCTATTTCATGGGAAAGTGCATTCGCTGGCGTTAAGAAAACAAATGATGAGGTCACAAATTCAAATGGTCAAGTTGTTTATTCATATGCAGATTTAGAAGCTGGTTTACGTAATTTATCAAAAGAATTACCATCAAGCCATACGGAAATTGCTGCAGTAGCTGAAGCAGCAGGTCAGTTAGGGATTAAAACACAAGATGTTGTCGGATTTACTAAAGTTATGTTGGACTTAGGTGAATCAACTAACTTATCAGCCGAAGATGCAGCATCTGCAATTGCTAAAATTGCTAACATTACTGGTTTAACCAGTGCGGAGTATCAAAAGTTTGGATCATCAGTTGTTGCTCTAGGTAATAATTTCGCTACAACGGAATCAGACATAGTCGAAATGGCTAATCGGTTAGCTTCTGCAGGGACGTTGGCCGGTTTAACGAATCAAGAAATTCTTGGTCTAGCAACTTCAATGAGTTCAGTAGGTATCGAAGCCGAAGCTGGTGGTACTGCGATGACTCAAACTTTAACGGCTCTTGAAAGATATGTAGACGCTGGTGGAGAAGGGTTAGAAAAGCTTGCTTCTATCGCAAGTATGAGTAGCGAACAATTTGCGACTACCTGGAAAGAAAAACCGATTGAGGCTCTTCAAGCCTTTATTAAAGGCCTAGGTGAATTGGACGGTAAAGGTGAATCTGCAACTGCTGTTTTGGATGAATTGGAAATGTCAGGTGTTCGGCAGTCTAATATGCTTAAATCGTTAGCGTTAGCTTCAGACACAATGACGAGTGCAGTTGACATGTCGAATAAAGCTTGGGATGAAAATAGCGCTCTTACCAAAGAGGCAAATACCAGGTATGAAACAACCGAATCTAAACTTAAAATGTTGAAAAATGAAGTTGTAGATACTGCCATCGATTTAGGTGGTCCTTTTGTAGATGCATTGCGAAATGGCATGCAAGCTGCAAGACCAGTTATTGAAGCATTAGGAGATTTAGCTACTAAATTCAATGAACTTGATAGTGAACAGCAACAAAGTATCATTAGATGGATTGGTTATGCTGCAGCTGCTGGACCAGTAATAAAAGTTTTGGGGTCTGTTACTAAAGCAGTTGGAGTAACAAGAACTGGTTTTGGGCTTTTAAATTCGGGGATAGTAAAATTAGCAGCTAAATCTGCTGAGAAAAAGGCTATCGCTGGTTTGACAACAACTTTAACTGGTTTAGGAACCTCAGCTGCGACATCAGCTGGCGCTAGTGGCGTTGGCGCCTTGACTACTGCCGTTGGTGGAACAGGTGCATCGACTGGATTAATAGCAGGTTTAGGCGCAATAGCTGGGCCAGCTGCAATTGCAGTCACTGCAGTAGCAGCAATTGGATTAGCAACTTATGCAGGTGTCAAAGCATATGAAGCACATCAATTAGCTGGTGCTAAGTGGGGAACCAGTGTTACTAAAGAACAAGATAAAGTAATCACTAAATCTCATGAATTAAACGAAAAAGCGACGAGTTATGTAAATGAATATGCAGATGGTGTTAGAGGTTCAGCTGAAAAAGCTGTTCAAGCTAATAATGCAATTGTCGAGTCAATTGAAAAGACAATTAAAAAAGATCAAGAACGCGATGAAAAAGCCGCTAAAAGTCTATATAGCCAAGAAGCGCAATCACGTGCTGAAGCCTATATCGCTGAACAAGCTAAAAAAGATGAAGCAACTGTGGCATCGGCTAAAACTGCTGTTGATAAAATTAATCAAATTTTAACAAATGCAAGTAGCGCAAACCGAAACTTATCGGATGAGGAACGTCAGTATATTGCTGAAAATTATAGTCAATTATCAGATGATCAATTAAAAGCTGCCGGCTTTAATAAAAATCAAAGAATTGCGATTGAGGCTGCCTATCAAGATGATTTATCGAAGTTATCGAATAAGCAACTTCAAGATAGAGCACTAAATGTCGATAATGCCTTGACTAAAGAGCAAGAAAGCTACGAGAAACAGAAATCCAAATTAGTTGAAATTTATGGAAAAGGTACGAAAGAGTACAAGAAGGAACTTGCTGAATTAGATAAAGCAAATAAAAAGAATAATGAATCAATGATTTTAGGTTTAGCCAATTTGACTCTTGAACAAGGTTTTAGTTTAGAACAAATGTCGGGTGCTTGGGAAAAATACGGTTGGACAACTGAAGAAGTTGCAAAATTAGTTAAATCCAGTAGTTCTGAATCATCTAAAGAAGCCGAAAATTTAGGTGAAATCTTAAAGATGGCTGGAAAGAATTGGTCAGATTTAAAACTTGATCCAAAGACCGGAAAAATTTCAGTTGAAGGCAGGGAAGAACTGCTTCAAACGATAATGGAATCTGGTCAATGGGGAATACTTAAGCTTGAAGAAAAGAAATTATTAGTTGATGGTGATGAAGCAAGAATCGCGTTCCTTGATACTTTATCAGATGGTAAAAAATGGGAACAATACAATATTCTGTCAAAAGAAATTGGTGTCGATAATTGGAAAGCAATCCAAGCAATCATTGAATCAGAAGATGGGATTAATCGTTGGAATAATTTGGATGCTGAAACAAAGGAATTTTTAGTTAAAAATGACAAGTTACTTAAAGTAGTTTTGAATTCAGAAGATGCTTTGAATCGATATAACAATATTTCAACTGAAGAGAAACAATTACTTGTTAATAATCAGGATGCTTTAATTAAAATTGTCGAGTCTGAGGAAGGACTCAATCGTTGGAATCAACTTCAAGTAGCTGATAAAGAGTTTGTCGCTAAAAACGATAAGCTATTAACGGCCGTTTTGAGTTCAGACGATGCGTTGCGTCGATACAATGAATTTCCTGTTGAAGAACAAGAATTTCTTGCAAATAATGTTAATTTGTTAGCGACCATTATTTCATCTGAAGAAAGTTTAAATCGATGGAATGGTTTGCCACCTGAAACTAAGCAACTCTTAGCAGATAATACTAATTTAGCTTCAACTATCTTTTCATCTGAGAGTATGTGGAATATTTGGGGTGGAATGCCTGATGTAATTAAAAATATTCTCGGCGATAATTCGAGCTATATTCAAAATGATGAACAGGCAAAACAAGCATTATTATCATGGAATGGTATGTCTCCAGAAGTTCAAAAGTTGGTAGGGGATAACTCAGATGTACTTGCAGCTATTTTCAGTTCTCAAGAGACACTTGAAAAATGGAATCAAATGCCCGAACAAGAAAAATTAATATTTGGTAATAATGCAAACTACATTCTTAATGATGATCAAGCAAAACAGGCATTAATTTCTTGGGAAAATATGACACCTGCAAGCAAGCAATTACTCGGTGATAATTCAAATGTAATGGCTGCCATCTTT